TCTACAGAAAGACTTGGTTTACGAGAGACCGTTACTCTCTGGAGATCAGCAGACGGTGGTGTGACTTATACAATACCAGTTATTAACGGTGGCAGTGGTAGTGATATACTATTGTCCTCTAGTAATAACACAGCAGTTATTGAAGGACCGGGTTTCTTTCAGATAAGAAAGTCAGAGACAAGTGGCAACACTGCAATCTTAACAGATACTTAAAAACTAAGAGGTAACAATGGCAACAGCAACAGCAATCTCATCCAGAACCACAGCAGGCACTTACGCATTAACACTGGCAGTCGGATCATCAGCTCAGGTATACTGTGTTCCCAATCTAGGGAAACGAGAACCAGTTACGTTGATGCGATCTATCGATGGTGGTAGTACGTACACAGTACCAGTTAATGCTGGCGACCCAGAAGGCAATGTCGTATTGTCCTCTGACAACAACAGTGCTATCATCACTGGCCCCGGATACTTCCGAATAGACAAGCCAGTGACAGCAGTACCAACAGCAATTCACGTAGACACATAAGGAGTTACCTTTGAAAATTACACTCGACTCAATCATCAGCGGATTCAAGTCTGTTACAAAGCTCATTGCAAACTTTGACTCGATTGAGTCTGAGTTAAATGATAAGGTATTGTATCGTGATAATCCAGACGGTGAACCTAACCAGATGAACACAGATTTGGATATGAACTCCAAGTCTCTGAAGAATCTACCATCACCTACTAACGACAACGATGCAGCACGATGGATCGATGTTAAGGGCGGCATCACAACAATAGATGCTATCCTTCCTTCACAGACTGGCAATACAGATAGAGCATTATCAACTGATGGTGCAAACCTTGTATTCAAAGACGGAGATGATCTAGCCTTTACTAACGTAGCAGCAGGATCTTCACGAAGAACACTGGGTTCTAAGATTAGTGAGATAGTATCTGTTGAAGACTTTGGTGCATTAGGTAATGGAACAACAGACGATCTAGCAGCTATCAACTCAGCACTAGCAACAGGCGAAGCTATATCTTTTAAAGCAGATACAGTTTATAGAGTGAGCGGCCTTCCTAATTTTACAAATGCAGTTATCGTAGCTAATGGGGCATCCTTGTTAGTAGACAGTGGCATCTACACAAATGTACCTGCACAGTCTTTCTCTCAGATACTTGGAACACTGAAGTACGATTGCGCCGCAGGAGCAACAGGATTCTCTGCCACAGGAATAACTTCATCTTCAGGGTCTATTAACAACTACTCAGTTGAGCTGACATGTTCAGATACATCAGGTATTTCTGTAGGTGATTATGTATCTATGCGCTCAACATCCGTTGATAGGAGAGAGTTAAACGGCTATCACGAAGTAACAGCTATTATAGGTAACACCTCTGTAACCTTAGCGGTGACATCAGAGTATGTCTCAAGTCCTTTTCCTACGGGCGCTTTTGGTGGGACAATAAACTTCTTTAAGTACGAAGTCCAGCTTGAGTTTGCAGCAGGGTCTTATAGATCCTTCAGCGTAGACAATGGTTCTATAGAATTTGCTGGAGAGTTTGGCATGGTCGGTGGGGCAGGGAACCTACAAGCAATATACGCCACCAACAGAGCTGCTATAAGGCAGTCGGGCACTAAACTAGCTATAGCGAAATATGTAACAGGTATCTCTCTGAACGATGGTTCGGCATTCTTTAGAGCATCGGAATTGTTTTTGTCTTCGTGCACAAGCTCTTGTATTCAGCTACTCAACAACTGCTACTTCGAGGGATCAGGTGGTACAATCCTCGGGTCGAATTCTGGAACCGGGATGGTTGTAAACCAGAGCGTCATTGCTATGTCTGCGCTTTATGTCAACGGAATGAACTCCGTTGCGGTAACTTCTGACAATGGCAGTGGATTTATTACAACTATAAATGCATTTAATGAACAAGGAGTTGGTTTCAGCACAGGTGTAGTGTGTCAAACTTCAACAAGGCTCAGGGTTAATGGTATTATTGATGGCTATTATATCGGAGCAAGTTTAATAGACAACTCTGTTTTAAACGCTTTACAATTAGACATAACGAATTGCACAACAGGTGCTAGCGTAACTCGACAGTCTGACATGGACTTCCGATTAGGAGTCTTCACAGGTAACACTGTAAATACTGTTATAGCAACTGGTGGTACTTTCCGTAATACCAATGATGGAGTTGAGACAGGTAATGTAGAACATCTAACATTGACAGATGGTGCATCAATACCTGTTACATCCGCAGGCAACACTTATCTATATGTTGACTCAGCAGATGGAGATCTTAAGGTTAAGTTTGGAGACGGTACTGTAAAAACTATTTCAGTGGATACGTAATATGAGTAAGTTTAAAGATCAGAATGGTAACTTCTATACGCAGAGCTTGTTCCTTGAGCTTGCGTATGACAACCCCAAGCATGCGATCTACACCTTAAAGGATGATGATCATGAGTTCAAGGGCAAGGCATACAGGTCGATCAAGAAGCTATACATAGCAACTGGTGATCCGACTGAGTATAAGTTTGCTACTGAATACTTAGGTGGTTGGAATCATTGGAAGCGTTTGTTAAGTAAGACATCGCTTCTTCACCCTTACATTGAGGAATGGAGAGAGGAGCTGGAAGTTAAGATGAGATCTGCGGGCGTAGCCCGGATGGTTCACAACTCTTATGACTCTCCAACAGCAGCAAAGTGGTTAGCAGAAAAGGGCTGGACGGATAAACGTACAGCAGGTCGTCCATCGAAAGCAGAAGCTAAGGGCGAGAAGAAACAAAAAGCCGCTGTTAAATCTGTTATTCAATCGGACTTAGAAAGGTTAAGAGATGTCAGACATTGATGAAATTAAAGCGTTAGCAGAATCAGACTTATATACTTTCGCCATACTCGTCAACCCTAAGTATCTTTATGGTGATGTACACAAGAAAGTATTCAAGTGGTTGATGCAGGTAGATCACCCTAACCAACTCCTCTTGTTACCAAGGGGACACTTGAAGAGTCATTGCTTAGCTGTATGGGTTGCTTGGTGGGTTACTAAGAACCCTGATACAACTATCCTCTACATCTCAGCTACGGCTGATCTGGCAGAGCAGCAGCTATATGCAATTAAGAATATGCTAGGCAGTCCTATCTATGGCAGGTACTGGCCTGATATGATTAACCCTGATGAAGGGAAGCGAGCTAAGTGGGCAACGACAGCTATCTCAGTTGATCACCCCCTACGAGCTGAGGAAGGAATACGTGATTTTACGGTGCGTACCGCCGGACTTACAACGAATACAACAGGATGGCACGCAGAGATCATTGTACCAGATGATGTCGTGGTTCCTGAGAATGCTTACACAGAAGAAGGTCGCAGAAAGTGTGCGGCTGCTATGAGCCAGATGGCTTCTATCCTTAACACTGGTGGTATGATTAAAGGATGTGGTACACGTTATCACATGGCTGATCAATACTCTATATGGATGAAGCAGGTTGTACCTACCTACGATGAGAACGATGAAGTAGATGGTGAGGAATTAATCTGGAGTGTCCTTGAAGAGGTGGTAGAAGAAGATGGTGTATTCCTGTGGCCACGTAGTTCAAGAGATGATGGTAAGACATTCGGGTTTGATAAGCGGGAGCTGGATCGAATCAGTGCTATGTACTCAGATAGGACTCAGTTCTATGCTCAGTATTATAATGATCCTAATGATCCTTCATCTAATAGATTAAGCTATTCGATGTTTCAATACTATGATAAGAAACATTTAAGACAAGAGAGTGGTCGGTGGTGGTATAAAGATAAAGTTTTAAATGTATATGCAGCAATGGATTTTGCATTTAGTTTAAGAACCACAGCGGATTATACAGCTATAGTTGTTATAGGCATAGCTACTGATGGTCACGTATATGTACTAGACATTGACAGATTCAGAACAGATAAGATTTCAGTATACTATGATAAGATTGCTCACTTGCATTCACACTGGGATTTCAGGAAACTGAGAGCTGAGGTGACAACAGCACAGGCTATTATCGTAGGAGATTTGAAAGATCGTATACGAGAGAATGGTGACAGTCTATCTATTGAAGAACATAGACCTAACCGTAATCAAGGTAATAAGCAAGAGCGTATGGCTGCTGCATTAGAACCACGTTACGAGAACTTATCTATGTGGCATTACAAAGGTGGATACATACCAGCTCTTGAAGAAGAGCTTATACTGTCTCGACCACAACACGATGATATTAAAGACTGTCTTGCATCTGTAGTTGAGATAGCAGTCAAACCTAAACAACGCAGAGGTTCCAAGATGAAGACTAATAACATCGCGGTCTTTGATAAGAAGTTCGGAGGCATTAGTTTCAAATGATTGAAGACAATGTAATAGCAATACAAAACATGTTGGCACCAGATGATCTGGCAGCTAACATAACAGACAAGTGGGACAACTGGAACAATCAAAGAAGTGGTTGGTTAGCGGAGAAGGAAGAGATCCGTAACTATGTGTTTGCTACAGATACAGGTAGCACTACTGCTGGTTCTTTACCTTGGAAGAATAGAACAACACTTCCTAAGTTGTGCCAGATACGTGATAACCTACATGCCAACTACAACAGTGCACTCTTTCCTAATGACGAGTGGATGAAGTGGGAAGGGCATACACTGGATGATGATGAGCTTGGTAAAAGAAATGCGATCCAAGCATACATGAGCAACAAGGTACGAGAGGGAGACTTCCGTACTGCATGTAGCACACTCATCTTAGACTACATTGACTATGGTGTAGCTATCGCAGATGTTATATGGGTGAATGAGAATAAACTAGATCCCGAATCAAATGAGACTATCCCCGGATATGTTGGACCTAAGATGGTTCGTATCGATCCGAATGAGATTGTATTTGATCCTACTGCTGTGAGTTTTACAAAGTCTCCAAAGATCACACGATCTATAACATCACTTGGTGAACTCGAAGTTAATGCAGCTAACTCTCCTGATCAATACTATAAGGATGCAGTAGCAGAAGCTAAAGAGTTAAGACGAAACATCGGCGGATACAATGTAGATGATTTCAAGAAGGCTTCAGCCTACACTGTTGATGGCTTCGGTGATCTATATGAATACTACGGAAGTGGTTATGTAGAGATCTTAGAGCTTGAAGGGACAGTATATGATATGGAAACTGGCACATTGCTAGAAGACTATCTCATTACTATCATGGACAGACGTACTGTGTTACGTAAGGAACCTATCCCTGCATGGAAACGTGGAGGCTACAAGGTGATGACAGGCTGGCGTAAGCGTCAGAACAATCTATATGCAATGGGTCCATTAGATAATCTAGTAGGCTTGCAGTATCGAGTAGATCATCTTGAGAACTTAAAGGCTGACATTGGTGACATGCTCTTAGCACCACCTCTAAAGATTATAGGTGATGTGGAAGAGTTTGAATGGAAACCATTCGGTGAGATCTACGTAGGAGAAGGTGGAGACGTACAGCCCCTCGCTCCAGCAGCTCAAGCCTTCCAAGCTAACTTCGAGATTGATCGTATCTTAGCATTGATGGAAGAGATGGCAGGTGCACCTAAGCAAGCAATGGGTATACGAACTCCGGGTGAGAAGACTGCCTTTGAAGTTCAGAGCTTAGAGAATGCAGCAGGTCGTATCTTCCAAGAGAAGACAACTCAGTTCGAGATAGAGCTGGTTGAGAAAGTATTAAACAATATGTTAGAAGTAGCTAAGCGTCACATGCAAGGAGCTGATGTAGTTCGTGTAATGGACGATGACTTAGGTGTTGCAGACTTCGTAAAGGTTACAAAGGATGACATCACAGCTAAGGGTAAGCTACGCCCTGTAGGTGCAAGACACTTTGCTTCAAGAGCACAGTTGTTACAGAACTTAACAGGCATAACAAACAGCAACTTGTGGGCTAGTGTTTCTCCTCATATGTCAGGCAAAGCAATGTCTCGACTTATTGAAGATACATTACAACTACAAAGGTTTGATCTGTTCTCTGATAATGCTGCGGTGTTTGAACAAGCTGAGACTCAACGATTAGTTAATCAAGCTCAAGAGGATTTAGAAGTAGAAGATTCAACCAACTTAGAAGATGGAGCATCAGGACCCCCTGTTGGACCACCACCTGAGGAAGTATAATGAAATTACGTTGGTTTAAAAACCTAAAAGAATCTGATAAGGCATCGGTGAAGCAGCAAGTAAAGCATGCTAAGCCGGTGCTGGATCGATTAGCCTATCTATTACAAGAGGATTTAGAGGACAGCCTGAGGTACATGGCTTCTCGGAATAATTTTGATGACCCATCATGGGATAATAAGATGGCGCACTATCTAGGAGAGCAGACCGCTCTTCGTTCTATACTAAAATTAATTGACATAGAGGAAAAGTAAGATGACAGATCAAGTTAGTAACCCTAACGGTGTCGCCCCCGTAGTACCCGTACAAGCAGACCCGCTTGCACCAGCACCCGCACCCGCTGAACCAAGTGCACAAGCAGTTGATCCTAATAGTTTGTTTGCCAACCAGCTTTCAAGTATTACAACTGATGACGGTAGACAGAAGTATCAAGATGTGAACTCTGCATTGTCTTCTATACCTCATGCTCAAAACCACATTAACGAACTGGGTTCGAAGGTTAAAGAGTTAGAGGAAGAGTTGGCTAAGCGTGTAGGCGCAGAAGAGTTACTATCTAGTCTCCAACAGACTCAGGCACCGGCAGCAGCAATACCCGCTGAAGGCCAGTATGACGAGTCTGCGATTCAAAATGTAGTAAACAATATGCTTCAAAGCAAAGCACAACAAGATGTAGCAGAAGCTAATGCCGCAACTGTACGTAATGCTATTAGTGAAAAGTTTGGAGAGACTGCTTCGGCAGAGTTTGCAAACAAAGCTAAGGCTCTCGGTATGGACGTAGGCACGCTTACAAATATGGCTAAGTCAACACCACAAGTCGTACTCCAACTCTTCGATACAGCACCGCTCAGAGATCCTCAGCCTACTTCGGTAAGCTCAGTACATATCCCTGCTGCTCCTGCTGGAATTGTAGAGGAAGATTACATGGCTAAGTTCCGTGGTAGTGATACAGGTCTATCAAGTAAGTGGGCTAAAGCAAAAGCAGATGCCGCAAATAAACTAACCTAATAAGGAATCAAAGCAATGGCTATCACAAGCTCAAGCAATACCTCGTTCATTGAGGCTAGTCAGTATTCTAGTTTCATTTTACAAAACCTACACGATGGTTTACTTCCATCAACATTCTTCCGTAATGTGACGGACTTCCCTGCTGGCACCACTCTTAACATTAAGACTGTTGGTACTGCGGTAATCCAAGAAATTACTGAAGACGAAGACATCACTTACAACCCAATTGAATCTGGTAATGTCCAGCTTCAGATCAGTGATTACATCGGTGATGCGTTCTACGTAA